GCTTCCTGGATTGAAAACGGAGTGCGCAAGTTTAGTAATGCGTTTTTCGTTAAGTCCAATTTCGCCATTTTTCCTTATCACATGATTCCAAAGTATCGTTCACAACGTGATGGTCTCATTGTTGAGTTTAAGAGAAAGGAAGATGGTGTGGTAAATAGTGGATTCTATTCACCTTGTGCTTTTCACACTGCTGAAAGAATTCCTGAAACTGATCTAGTCATAGTTCAAGTGCAGAACGCACCTAGTTTTGCTGATGTGACTGATTGGTTTCTCATTGAACCGACTGCTCGTCAGTCTGGTTTGGTCAAGGAGATATGTCGCTTGCGCGATGGATCTCTTGTATATGACAATTACCGAGTGTCTGCTTCTATGGTATCCAATAACGCTGAAGGTTCCGGCCTTCCCCGTTTTTTGGGCTCTATGCATAATACCAAAGAGTTGACATTTGATGGACGCTGTATGGCTATCCAACTTCTTGATACCAAGAATCCTTATATTTTTGGTTTTCATTTGGGTGGTAATAAGAAATATTTAGCCGTGTCTGGTTGTTTATCGAAGAAACAAATCGATCTTGCAATTATGACAATGACTAATGTTTTGCCAGAGGCGTCGAATTCGGATTTTCCTCAGCAAATGTGTGGCACACAGGTTGTTACATCTTCGGATGTGCACCCTAAGTGTCCAACACGTTTTTTAAAACCTGAGGATTTGAATTCTGTACATGTATATGGTACTGCTCCGGGTAGAGCTACGTATCGTTCTTCTGTTGTTGACACCGTGATTTCTGAAAGTGTTAACAAGAGATGTGGAATTCCTCAGAAATGGGGACCTCCTAAAATGAATGCTACGAAAGCTCATCGTGATGCTTTAATTATTGCTGCAAATGCTAGCTCTGGATTTGATCCAGAAGCTTTGGATTGGGCAATTGAGGATTACACATCTTCTATTATTACTAAATTGAAGCTTATCGATGCTGATATCCGGCCTTTGTCTCATATTGAGTCAGTTAATGGTATTCCAGGTAAAAGATTTGTGGACCGTATGGTCCGCAGTACATCTATTGGTTTTCCACGTACAGGTAAGAAGAGTAAATACTTCACACCTTTGGAACCTACTGAAGAATATCCAGATGCTGTTGATATGGATGAAGAGAGCATGAAAGAAGTAGAACGTATGATTTCTTGTTATAAGGACGGTAAACGTGCGCACGTCTGTGCACGCACCGCTTTAAAAGATGAGCCTACAAAGCTCACTAAAGACAAGACTCGTATATTTTATGTTCTTAATGCTTCTACCCAGTATCTTATTCGGAAATACTTTCTGACCATTTGTGCGGGTATATCAACTATTCCCTTGGAATCTGGTTGTGCAGTTGGAATTAACTGCCAAGGTCCAGAGTGGGATGAATTGATTTCACATGTTTCACAATATGGTTCTAGCAATATTTTTGCTGGTGATTATTCCAAATTTGATCTCCGATTACCTTCGCAGGTGATTAGAGCTTCTTTTAAATGCTTTATTAAAATTGCTGAAGCTTTTGGTTATTCGAATGAGGATATTATGATCATGAAAGGTTTGTGTGCTGATATTTCCAATCCTACTATTAGTTGGAATGGAACTCTCTTAATGTTAAATGCACTACATTTGTCCGGTAGCAGTCTTACTGTTTACGTGGGCACTATTAGTAGTCAATTGATGTTGAGAATGCATTGGTTTGACCAATGGCATCACACACCATATATTACCGGTATACCATATACTGTAGTTCCAGCATTTAGAGACTTTGTCTCTGCTGTGGGATATGGAGA